GCAACGCCAAATATGTCGGCGGTTCAGTTTGTGGCAAAAATTGGTAATGCAGCAAATTCAACAAATCCTTGGGGTTATACTTTTACGCCCGATTCTGGTTCGCCAAATATTGCAACGTCAATCTGGCAATTATCAACGCAGGTAATTACCGCGCAGATGCCAATTCGCAGCGCAGTATTGTCCGATGTAAATGGCCTAAATAATGAATTGATTGAAGATTTGATGATGGAATTCGCGCAGCTTGAGGGCGCGTCGATGGGCATCAACAATGACCAATCCGGCAGCACAACCACAGCAACCGGCGGTGTTTATGGTTTGCGTGGTCTAAATAGTTATCCGGGCGCAGCAGGATCAGCAGCAGCGTTTGGCACAAGCGGCACAGCATTGACAAACGGTCGGCATAACATTGCGACGATTGGATCAACGATTGCTGGCTTGAGCAAATCAACATTGTCCGATATGAGGGCAGCATTGCCGGGGCAATATTGGTCTTTGCCGGGTACTGCATGGATGATGCATCCAACGGCGATTGATGTTCTGACCAAAGCAATTACTGCTGGCAATGTTCCGTATTTTGTTGAAACCGGCACAAGTAATGGCGGCTCAGTGGTCAATGTATTTGGCTGGCCCGTTATTCCAAATCCTTATCTTGCTGCATGGTCGGGCGTTGGTGCAATTAGTATTTACTTGGCAAACTGGCCTAGATTTATGCAGATTGCTGATGTGCAAGAAATGACAGTGCAAGCAATGGAACAAACAGCGCCCGGCTTTATTACACTGTTTGGTCAAAAGCGAATGGTATCCACAGTGCGCGATGTTTTTGCTGGTGTTCGGCTTATTGCAACGGCTTAATTATGCCAAGTGAAACCACAGGTTTGGGTTATGTAGCATTAGCGCCAACGCGCAACCCATTTAATTATGATTGGTTTGAACAAACTAATCGTGATGTGGTTACGCCTTGGCTGACAAACGATCAAATTGCACAACAATTAAATTTGTTTACTGATGAAAGTCAGGATGCATATTTAGATTCTGTTGGCTTGGCTGCAAAAATGATGATCGAAGATTATCTTGGCCTTGCAATTTCTGCTGTTACTTATAATGTTTATTATGGTGTATCGGCTTTATCTGGTTCGCCAATAGCATTAGATTTACCTGAAAATTCATTGCAAGGCGTAACGATTAATAATGTTAAGTATTACAACAACGATGCGGTTCCTGTTTTAACTACGGTTTCGTCAACAGCATATTTTTACGATCCAACCGGTTCAAAAGTTATTGTTACAGATTTGCCAAGTACAATTAATTCGCAAATGACATCGCCGGTAATTGTGCAATATACGGTTAATGCTAGTAATTTATCAACGTATCCAGTAATTAAACAAGCTGGTTTAATGTTGGCAACGCATATTTACAATAATCGCAGCGAAACTGTTTCGGGAATTATTAATCCATCTGTAAAAATATCTTTGGGAATTGACGCAATGTTGCGGCCTTACAAGCCGTTGGTGATGTAAATGGGTATCGCACGTTTTGAAAATGTTGGTGTTTATGATTTGACGTTTTCAACATCAAGTTATGGTGAAGGTATTACAACCGAAACACTAAAATTTACATCGCGGCCTTTAGTACATGAAGTTAAAACAAGTTTAACAATATCTGAAAAGTATCGTATTTATCAAAATTTAATTAATTTTAAATTTAACTATACGCCATACGTTCGAGATATTGCGGTCAATCAAAATTTATATTCTTTTAAATGGCGCAATCAAGATTGGCGAATTGAAAGTGCGGTTGAATCAAATGATCGAATGAGCATTACTTTTTTGTGTTATCACAATGCGCCAGTGACAAAGGTTTAAAATGGGAACGCAAAATAACCCAAGTACCTATGCGGTTGCCATTCAAAATCAATTGTCTGGAATTGTTACGCCGATTCCGGTTTATGCATCATTTAATCGAAACTTTGCAACACAGCAAAAATTTATTACTTGGAATTTGCGGAACGTACATCAAGAAGTGTACACAGGAAATAATCAGGCGAATAAAGGTATTGATCGTCCAATATTTCAAATAAGCATTTTTACTGTTGGCCTTGCCGATGGTTTTGATTTATCAAATACGATCCTTCAATCATTGCATGGTTACAGTGGTCAATTTGGTGGTGTAGGCGGCTTTTATATTTCAAAGGCTAATGTAGATTGGCTATACAATACATATGATAATGAAGTAGGGTTGCACTCTATATATTTGGATTGCACAATCGATATTCCAACATGACATTCATTTAATTTTTAAGGAATAAAAATGGCTCTCCCGAATAAAATTCTCCCCGGCTTTAGTGCATCACTATATGCACAACCAACGTCAACGCCAACGCCATTGACCACAGCGCAGCTATCATTGGTTGCCAGCGTTTCGGCAATTGCTATTAGCGGCAATCTAATTAATGTTGAGGCGGTTCCGGCATTTGGTCAAGACGATGGCGTAGCATCTTTTGCGGTTGCTGGCTCACGCCAATCGGATAAAATTCCGGTGCAATCAGCGCCAACGTCTTTGTCAATTACTGCGCCTTGGAATCCTTCCGATGCAATGCTGTTGATTATTCGCGGCGATGCTTATAGCGGAATTGTTGATCGGACTTTTGTTATTGCGGCAGTAGATGGTTCAAACATTGTTTACTACGCATTTAATGGTCGCGTAAGTCAATTTCAAATTGATGCAGCGCCGGGCGCAGAGGCGAAATGTATTTTTACAATTCATCCTCGCGGCAATCAATATGGCTGGTCTAACAACGTCTAAGGAATAATCATGGCTGCACCATCAAAACTATTACCCGGATTTAGCGCATCGCTATGGATGCAATCAGGCGCTACGCCAACACCATTATCAACGGCCAATCTAAGCGTTTGGTCGGCGCAGGTTGCAACTATTGTCGGCACTGTGGCAAACGGTACAGGCGCGGCTGGCGTGGCTTTAAACGTCGAGGCAGTACCGGCATTTGGGCAGGATGATGGTGTTGCCTCATTTGGCATTGCTGGATCGCGGCAGTCTGACAAAATTCCAGTTCAATCCGCACCAACATCTCTATCCATCACAGCGCCTTGGAATCCTTCCGATGCTGCATTGCTGTTAATTCGTGGCGATGCGTACAGTGGCATTATTGATCGCACATTTGTTATTACTGCGGTTGATGGCGCATCAACTATTGCTTATGCGTTTAATGGTCGTGTAAGCCAATTTCAGATCGATGCAGCGCCCGGTGCTGAAGCAAAGTGCATGTTTACAATTCATCCAAGGGGCAACCAATACGGATGGTCTAATACTTAACCCTGCGCCCTTCGGGGCGTTTTTTTTAGATAATAGGATATGACACAAATCACAAATTCCAATGATCTTTTGGGTTTCCTGATAAGTCAGGTTAATACTGGTAATAAAAACTGGTTTGGGTTTCCAGAGCAGAAAATTACCGGCATTAATCTGGTTCATGAAATTGCATCGCGCCATGCCGACAAAATGTCACCATTTGAAGTGGTGAAGTACGTTGTCGATTTGAACGATGAAATTTATAAACAACTTATCAAAAAGGATACCTATAAATGAAACTCTCAGGCGCACTTCATATCGACCACAATAAAATGCGTACACGCGCATTTAGCCTTGGCGGTCAAGAATTTAAAGTACGGGTTCCGCTTGCTTCCGAAATGGAAGAAATCAATAATCGCGTAAATGCTATTGATTTTTCTGCAAAGTTTGCGGAAATGCAAAAGCCATTGCAAGACAAGCGAAACGAATTGGAAAGTGAAGATATTTCATTTATTGATGATGATGTTATTGTTGATGGTAAATCAATTAAAGATTTATCAAAAATGACGGTACAAACAGAGCAACGCATTGTTGAAATGGTGCGTTTGTTAGTTCCGGCTGACGAAGGTTTTGATATGTCAAATATTGAATATTCAGACATCAACGCAGAATTTCCGTTTGCGATTCAACTTCAATTAATGAAAAAAATTATGGAAGTTATTTCGCCCGGATATGAGGAAATAAGAAAAAACTAATTGGCTCGCTGCGGTTGCAGGTTCGCGCCTATATGCTGGCGCATGGGGCTGATCCAGACGCAGTGAGCGAAGATGATTATCGTTTGGTAATGGTTGCGTTTTCAGATGGGTTAATCGGAAATCGCGGTGTATTAAATACAATGGGAAGTTTAACAACAGGCATTTTTAATTATATTCGTTCATCAAATGCAAAGGCTTATTCATTGCAGGATATTATCGGTTCGGCGTATGATTACATTTATCCTCCATTAACAGATGAACAAAAGAAAAATGCAGCAAATGAAAGATTGTTGTCTTTTATTTCCATGATGCCGGGCGCTAATGAAAACTTAAAATTATGAGTACCGTTGAAACCGAAGGATTTAAAGAATTTGAGCAACTATTAATTAAAATATCTAATGAATTTGGTTATCGTGAAAGTACGCGCAACGTATTAACGCCATCTGTAAAAGAGGCAATGTCGGCATTGGTTCCTATTTCAAAGGCTATTGCAAGACGCAACACTGGCAGAATGCAAGATAGCATTCGAGTTGATGCGCGAATACCAAATGCAAAAGATAAATTGAGTAGTTATGTAAAACCTGATGATGCAGTTATTGCTGTTTTATCTGCAAAACAAAGTGCGGTATCTTTAGGCGAGGAATTTGGAACCGCTAAAAAAGCAGGGCATCCATTTTTGCGCCCGGCATTAGAGCAAAACCAAAGTTTAGTTTTACGACGGTTATCGGCATTGTTGGCGTTTAGATTAAACGCATACACAACGCGAAAACTTAAAGGCAAATAATCATGAGTTTAATTGCGCGGCTTGGCGTTATCCTTGGTTTAAATTCTGCGGAATTTACCAAGGGTCTTGATGACGCAACAAAAAAGACAAAAGACTTTGAGCGCAATACAAAAAAAGCGTTAAAAGATGCTGAAAAAGCCAACAGCGAATTAATGAGCAATTTGGGTAAAACCGCAATTGCAGTTTCTGCTATTGGTTACGCAACATTGCAAGCATTTCAATACGCTGACGAAATACAAAAAACTGCCGATGCATTTGAATTAACAATTGAATCATTAATTAGCATTCAAGGTGCATTGCAAGCATCTGGTAATCAGGCAGCAAATGCGGAAACAATGTTTAGTAAGCTGGCAATGTCGCAGCAAAATGCGCGTGATGGCAGTGACGAATTGCGCGAAAGTTTTGAAAAATTAGGTATA